GTGTCTGTCCAGCAACCACAAGACTGGGGTGACTGTCCATCTGTATGCTTTGGAATATTTCACTGTAACTGTTATAGATAAACTTTTGATGATCCGCAATGTCAGCAATGGCACTTACACCAATGCCACGAACTGTGCTACGACGATTATAAACGCACACAGCAGGAATCTTGCCTAATCCATTGACTTCAACAATGGTTTCACTGACTGTTTGATCTTTGAGATTGACAACATTGGTGATAATTTCATCTTTGGTCCACTCTTTGACAGTACGCACATCACCGTTGACATCTTCAAGATATTTGAAGTAGACTAATTCAAAGCGTCCAGAAGGTTGTCTGCGCCATTGCCAGTCTAATACTACCATAGGAGTTAACAAGTTTACATAGGGACGCACACCCTGTGCTTGTTCATCAGCGCGAGTTACAGCGCCTACATTGGGTTTGGCAATGACTACCCATGAATGTCCAAACACATTAGTCCATGTTGCCACATCCTTCATAAATGCGTTGAGACTACGTCCTTCCATGTCTGCGTCACGCAGGAACATTTCAAGATCAAATGTCATGCCATTATTGTCAAAGTCTCTATCTGGTTCTTCACGGAATAGAAAACTGTTATAGACACTGATCACTGATTGACAGTGATTCTCTAATGGTGTTGCTTTGAGTCTATTAGTGTATTCTGCGTCTGTTTCCATTTGATATCTTGTAAGATGTCCAGCACGACGATACTCGCTGCCGCCCATGTAACTTTCAAGATAGAATTTCCAAATAGGATAATAAGCATCATAGACTTTGTTGCCACTGATCACAGCGGCTATTTCTTGTTGTAGTGTTTCAATGGCGTTCATAAGTTAGTCCTTGATAGTTGATGTCCAAATCTCTGAGGTTGTTGTAGTGCGGGATCTCGATCTCTACGCATTGGGAATATGTAATCAATCATATAGCCCAACGCATCCATCATATGATCGTAGCCTGATTCTTTGTCAGGTTGACTTGTACCTTCTTTGTAACTATGTCTTTCTAAACCTTCTATTGTGTATTTACACTGGGGTTTAATAAACAAGCGTCTAATACCTGTAGAATCGCACAATCTTGAATTAACAGCATTGATACGATCTCTCACAGGCGTGTGTGTTCTTGGGGCTTTTACGACCCATCCTGCGTTTTGTAAGATTGTAATATCCGTGGCACCACCTGCTGAACTTTTACGTTGGTGTCCTGCTGGGTCAGGGTAGCACATAACCTTGCTCTTTGGATATCTCTGACGTATTTCTTCCACGATTTCTTGGGTATTAGAAGAATACAAACGTATTTCGTCGATGACACAGATAACATCTCCTCGCCTCACGGCAATAACCGCTGACATAGGATCTATGTTAAAGTCCATGCCTACTAAAATCATGTCGAGGTCTCCAGGTTCAAGAGCACCATCAATGACATTGGTAGCACGATCAAAAGCATAGTAGATCCTGCCAGCATAGGTTTCAAAGGTTGCCAAGTATTCTTGGCGAAATGTTCGTTCATCGAGATCGCGGCGTGCTGATTCTATTTCTTCAGGCTTAACATTGCCGCCATCTACAGTAGTGTATTGAAAACTCTGCCAATCTTCATTGGCTAACGAATTTTGATATAGTTCATAACTCCAATTACCGATGCCTTTGGGTGTACCAATAAAAAGAGCACGACCCTGCTTGTCAGAGAGAGTAGGGCGTAGAGTTTCATACCAAGCGTCAGGATCAATATCAGCAAACTCATCAAGCACAATAAAATCAAGCCCAACACCGCGTAGACTATCATAATTGTCAGCGCCTTTAAGAGCAATAGTACTCCCGTTAACCAGCCGTATGGTGAGTTCTGTTTCATTGTGTTTTTCAATCCAGTTCAATGACTGTAATTTTGCTTTTAATTTCTTCCAAACAATCTGTTTAGCCATCTTGTAAGAAGGTGCCACATACCATACATCTCTATTGGGCACACGACTGTGATAGCATAATTCTCTAATAGCCAAGTGTGTCTTACCAAAACGTCTACCAGCCACTACTACACGAAAACGTGAAGCAGAGTCTGTGATAGTTTGTTGTGCTAAACTTAATGGCATTAACTACCCCAACCCTTATAGATTGCCAATAAGATAATACCAACCATTAACAAACACACAGTGGGAAACCAAATCATTCGTCGTCTGTCCAAGGTAATGGCTTGCGATCGTCTGTGCTTTGAGGCTGATCCTGATAGCCCAAAATATTTTTCGCTAAAAATATCAGCACAGCGGCATTACCACTGTGTGCTGTGCGTAGCATTGCTCTACGCAGACTAATCTTAAGTTCTTCTCTGCCTTTTATAAGATTATCCGCAAAGTTATAGCGTAGAGTGTCTTCTTTGATGCCATAAAAGTTGGCAATGTCTCTGTCTGAACAGCCCAGTTCTGCTAATTCTTGAACTTTATCTGGTGGCACTACAGTCTTGTCACGACCCACAGGTAAACCCGTGATTGTACCTTCTACCAATTCTTTGGGTTTAGGTCCTGTCTTTAGGGGCTGTAATGTAGCCTCAGCCTCTACAATTTTTCCTATAGAGGTGGCAGCGTCTTGGTTATCTATGTCCATACATTATTTATTGGACATAGAAAAAAGCCCCTTATTATTGGGGCTTTACAGTTTATTTGATGTAAAAATATCTGTCAGGTTGTGAGTTTATTCTATATCTTACGGCAGTAGATGTTATTTTATAAAATTCTGCTGCTTCATTGACATTGGTAAAAATACCATCGGGTGTTTGAACAGATTTAGCACCAAGTTCTTGTTTAACATCTCCTAACCATTTAAATCCTAAAGGCTTTAACCCTTTGAATTTTACACCCTTTGCTTCAAGATGAGGTTTAAACCATTCTTTGACGTTTTGTCCTTTGATAAAATTTTTGATACTTCCAGTGGCAACTCCGTAGAAATCTGCGGCATCCTTTAATTTATTGAAAACGCCTGATGGTGTTTGAATCTGGCGACTACGTCCAGACTCTCTGCCTGTTAATGACTTACGCATTTTTTCAATAGATTCTTGTTTTGGTTTTCTTCCCAGTCTGGCTTCACTTATTTTTTTATTTCCATCTATAGGTTTAATTTGTCCTTTTAACTTTTCAGATAATTTTTTCTTACTTTCTTTACTTTGTTTTTTACCTAACATACCACGAGGATTTACATAATCAGGACTGTTTACGTGTTCTTGACAACCTTTTTTATGTGCTTGTTGCCATTGCTGAGATTTTACTTTGTCTTTTTGAAAATTAGGATTGGCTTGATAAAAATCTTTTATAGATTCAGACAGTTTTTTTACATATTCAGGATCTTGAAGTCTTTGATTATTCTTTTCATACCAACCGGATTGATTTCTTTTAGCAATGGCTGTTTGACGTATCATTGCGGTATTATCAGGTAGTTCAACTCCGTCAAATACTTGATCTAACAATTTAGGATTAATTTTAGACATGTTAAACTTTTCTTAAGAACGTAGTGGACCAAATTTCTTCTGCGTTAGCAGGATCATTAATCATATATTCAGCCATTTCTTCCACAGTTCTATAACTGGTGTTACGCATTGTTTCCCATTTAGTCCACATCCAATCAGCCAGTTGAGTCTTTTGTTCATCAGTTAAGTGATAATTCGAAAATGGTTGACTTTTAGTAAGAACATGCGCTAACCATCCCCAAGATACTTTCCATTCAAAATCTAATCTTTTGTATTTTACACGATCCACAATGGCTTCTACAGCACCATAGACTTTGGGACCAAACTGTTTTTTATCTTCACAGTTACGATTACAAATAATATAAAATCTAACTTGATCCATGGGGATTTGTATGCCTACACTACCTGGCACAGTGAATGCGTCAATGGCTTCTACTAAATCTCTGCGTCCAGATTTTTCATATTGATTACGCTGAGTTGTAAAGTTAATTTCCTGTGCGTAGAAAGGATCATCTTTAGCCATGGCAAATTTAAATTTGTTAGCAGTTTGATAATCACGAAATACCACATCATCAGCATCATCTAACAGAACAACAAGTTCATCTGAAGGACCAAGTTTGTTAACTGAATAGGCTAATTTAAGCGCCATTGCGCTGTCACTGGCTCCTGCGCCAAATTGAATATAATTTACATTAGCCTGCTGAATTTCATCCATTGTAGAATAACTTTTACCAATACCTGGAGGTCCACTGATAATAGTATGTCGCTTACTTTGAACTTTGCTGGGTGTAATGCCCAACATTGTGCGAATATGATTACGCAACATCAGGTCCTGATTTGCGCCTTCAGACATGTAATTTTTTTGGGTAGTTGTAAATGCCATTTTACACCTGTCAGTGTGTTGTTGATAAGCAGTTAGTATAACTGACAAACCAAATTGGGTCAATCTTTTTGGTTATTCTTAATTGTGTCAAGTTCTCGTTGTAATCGTTGTAATTCTTTGCGAGTACGCATCAACAAGTCTACCAGATTGTTGTGCTGTTGTAGCAGTTCACTCAGCAGTTTGTCTAAATGATTGTGACTGCGAGCCAACTCCTGTGTGTTGTTAAATGAAGTTTGACTCAGTCTCTGACATTGTACCAATGCGTCTAACGGATCAAAGTCATGAAATTTGCTCATATTAGAATCCTATTTGAAAGCGGATCTGATGACACCCTTCAAATGCCTGACCCATAACATTAGATATGTTTTGTATAGAATCCATTTGCTTGTTGCTGAGATCTCGCTGTGAACCAAATACCAAATTGTTCACCGTGCCGCCAACAAAACTTTGTGGGCTGTTAGGACCATGTTGTCCTCGAGGTAGTGTCTGTGTTCTTTTAGTCCACCAATGTTTGACAAAATATTCTGCGTCTTCATCTCTACGTTGTTGAATTTCTGATCCATGTGCTAACCAGCGGATTAATTCTGTTTGTAGCCATGCCATGTCTTCTGGATCAATTTCTCTATACTCAGTTTTTGCCTGAGTAGTTTTAGGCATGTATTTGATTGTTTTAAATTCGTTTGCCATTTTGTAGTCTTCCTTCGCCAAGTTTTCTTTTAGGTTTTCCTGATTGTAGTTGACAGTTTCTTTTTAGATGTGTTCTACGCAGTTCTATATAACAGTTGTCCTTGTTCCATGGCTGACTGCTGTCTCGGCGTGTCATTAGTAAGTCATCACTGCCCCTACCGCGCTGATACCATGAACCGTCTTGATTCCATAAGAACTCATACTGTTCAAAAGTCAATTCCCAACTTTCCTTGCGGAAATTAGCCTGTGCCTTGGCTTTGAGCCAACAAATATATTGTTCGTGACGTAAAGGATCAGGGCCGGAAATCCAAACATGAGGACGTGGTCCTAACCTTTTGCCTTTGTTTTTATAAGTTGCGGGCCTTGGCTTGTAGGGCACTTTGCGTTCAGGATAATTTTCTCTTGCTGCCATATGTATTATTTATTGTAATTGGCAAAATAGTGTTATTTACGGATATATCCTATAGGCTCACCTCGGGTAGAATAAATCACAGTTCTACCTGAACTGGCTCCACACCATGAAGGTGCTTGATAGCCTGGAGCACGACCCAGTTCTGCTCTTGTTTGACAGGGATCATTTCTATCATACATTGAGGCTATCGTCGAGCAGGCTGACATCATCAGCGACATCATCACTATCACTATCACTTTCATAAACTGTGATTCCTTTTTGATTTTTAGTAGTTTTAATACCCATAGCAGCCAATTGATTAGCCATCATTTGTTCATCTGTAAATCTATCGGACATGCCTTCTGGAGTGACATCCAATATTGTCATTGTGGGATTCATTAACAGTAAATTCTTAACCTGCGAGAGAGCCACAAAGTCATGCCATTGTATGTCTGAACTTACTGGCAATTGAAGAGTGTGCTCACTCATAATGCCTTCACTGTTTATCAATGTTATAATATATTTCATAGTGTTAGTATAAATGCTTTTGACATGAAAGTCAATTACTTTGGTTGGTATGCCAAAAGCCAAAATGTTACTCGTTCATCTGGGCCTTGTATTTTTATGCCTACTTGTACCATTTGGCTGTTAAAGTCGTAGGCTCCCGTTAATAAAGTCAATGAGCAATCAAGTTCTATTGCTCGTTGAACAGCACTTTCACCTATGAGGTGTTTTATCATTTCGTCTTTTTGATTGTCAAATGTACTGAGTAAATCAAAAGGCAAATATCGAGCATAAAAGATGTGTGTCATTTTTGTTTCTCCTTAAAGGACTAACCAGTTAGTCCTAATCACTGCGTTCTGTTTTCACTTCACTGCGTTCTGTTCAAACTTCACTTGTGATTTGTTTTTCTTTCAAACTTATCTTATAAGAATTATTAAGAACTTTCTGTAGATTGTTTAGTCAGACGGAACCTCTTTTATGGTTCCGTCCTCTTTCTGTGAGTTATCTCAGCCAAGACATGTTGGAAGTAGGTCTTTATTCACTGTATGCTAATGGACTCTGTGCTTTTCCATTCCTACCACGACATCAACTAAAGTATAGGTTATACTGTAGTCTACCCCACGCCTCGTTCCTTGTGCTGTGGGTTTTTATAGCCAGTGTTTTCGTATGCTAACATTCATACTATATCAATGCGTTGGTTATCTTTGTTTTCAACCTCTGACCCACTTCCATTTCTCAGGATAGTCGTTTCCACGACGGGGGTGCCTCAATATGTTACGTGTCCAGGTTTTAGTTGCCTGGTTTTTCCACAGCGGTATTACAAACTGGCCCGCCAACCTTTAGTGTTAGATAATTTTTTGCCTGAGGATTGTAGCCATTGTTTGATGAGTTTGTCTTGTGCCTGAGTTTGTTTTTGGTGATACCAATAGCCCTCTGCGTCTTTGACGGAGGTGCCCTTTTTGGTATTAGCGTATGCCTTGTTTTTATAATTTGCCATATAAGTGCCTGTCTTACACTATTATTTATTAAATCGCAGAAAAAGTCAATAGAAAATGAAGCCAAAACAAAGCCCTCATTGCGAGGGCTTTGCCAACCACGTGGGTTGAGGGAATATCGATGTTAGGTTTGGCAACGGAGATGTGTAAAGATGACAGGCCTCACACGGTTTCATCAACGGCAATCGATGAAAGAACAAAAACCCCCTAACACCTATCCAGGCAAGTATGGCAAACTCTCCTGGACGTAATTATTTATTTCTTATGCTGTAATAGCGGTGAAAAAAGACATTTACAATGTTATTTGGTATGGAGAACTCACCTGTTTCTGGATGCTGATTCATTTTACAATGACTACAACTTACACGCCAATGATTTTGAGGAAAAGAAGACAGTTTACGCTGTACACTTCTATCAGATACAGACTCTTTGCCGCAGTCTTCACAGTCTTTGACAATGGGATACATCCTAACAATTTCATATGTTAGAGTGGGGTTGTTGTCTTTGCTTACGATAAATTCTTTGCCATTGCGCCAAACAGGTTCTGGATCATCAGGCATTCTAATGGCAGGGCCACCAGGTGTTTTAACCTGTTTGAGTTGTGCTAATTCTTTCAGTTTTTTGACAAATAATTCGTTATCCATACCATACTTATTGGTATGATTTAGACTCCAAATACAAATTTGGCAATGACACCTATGGCACAAACAATGCCAATGGTGTACCAACGCCAATTTTCCAATGCCTTTAATCTCGAATCATGCTCTTTGTGAACAGTTTTTTCTTCTTCTCTGAGACCTTTAACTTCATCAAGAATTAGTTCACGAGTTTTGTGTAAGCAGGCATGAACTTCCTTTATATCTGCCCTAACATCGTCTAACTTGGTGTTAATTGCTTCTACTTTTGTTTCCAATACAGCCACACGGCTGTTTACTGATTCTCTTGTCATAGTTAATCCTTATGCTATTTTAGTAATCAACATTTGTGGAACATTGTTAACAGCAGTATTACCTGTGTTTGGACATTCCCATCTATAGATTCTACTGGCAGTGATAGTGTCAATGTAACTATACCCACCAAACATGCCACTGGTGCCATTTGTTGTGAATGATTTTAACACGGCACTACCAGTTTGATTATACAATCTCCAAGTATTAGGATCTGACATAGTATGAGATGTAATCCATTGAATAAGATAAGTTCCAGCATTGCTGATGGTAAATGTTCCGTTACTGCCCACAGTGACTAAATTATTAGCATCATAGTCTTCTGTAGTCCAGTTGATATACTTTGTGGTGCTAAAAAATGTAGTAGCACCAGTGATTAGAGCATATTGTGCTCCGCCGCCACTTGGTGTAGTCCATGCGGCTGTGCCAGCACTGGATAGTGTCAATACCTGTCCAGTTGTGCCAGTTGCTGATGGAAATGTAGTTCCACCAATAACAGCACTACCTGTAATAGTGGGGGCGGCACTTAACACAGCACTACCAGTACCTGTTACACCAGTAAATTCTGTGTAACCATAGGTCCAGTTGGCTGGTAAGTTACCTCCGTTGTTGTTAACCCAGAAACGTGCTGCCATACCTGTGGGTACTGTGGCAATGGCAGCAGCGGCTGATGTGTTTACTGTTACAGTGGTACCGCTGGTATTGTAGATAACAAACCCGTGTCCAAGGTTCATTGAGGTAGCCGCTGGCATAGTTACTACTACGTTGGTTCCACCATAGACGTGTTGAATATAAGTGCTGGCAGTAGTCAATGATGTATTGACGTTGATACCAGTGTAACTACTGTTTAACGTATTCCAAATGCCAATTGCTGATGTAGCACCAGTACCGCCATTGGCTACTGGTAGTGTGCCTGTGACAGCAGAAGCAAGATTTAACTGACTCCAACTTGCTTGGTTGCTACCGTTTGTGGTTAAAGCATAGCCGTTGGTTCCGCCTGTGACGGGCCAGTTAATGCCATCAAGCACCACAATGCCAGTGCCGTTAGGAGTTATACTAATGTTTCCATTTACACCCTGATTAATTACAATGCTACCTGAGTTGGTACCATTGTTAGTGTTCAATGTCAAGTTGCCAGTGCCATTGGTTGTTAATGTATAAGCAGAGTTAGTAGCACCAAAAGCAGCAACACCTCCACCTATTGTAACAGCATTGTTAGTAGTGGTAAATCCATCTGTAGAATACTGAAAGGTAAAATTAGGGTTAGTTCCTGTGCCTTGATAGCGTCCGATTAATCTACCAAAGTTTCTGTTGGTATTAGTATTGTCGCGTACTGAAAAACCTACAACCGCAGGCTCATCAGTCATTGACGCCAAGGCAATGTCTGTTCTATGTTTTTGTGCGTTGAGGCTGACGTTGGCTATACTGTTGCTGGCAATGGCAGTATGTCGTCCAGTGATAGGACTTGAACCTGCTGTTGAAGTAATTGTGCCAACATGTAAACCTGTTACTGAAACTACTCCAGTGCCGTTCGGTGCTATGGTAATATTACCGTTGGCACCATTGGTAATGGCAATTGATCCAGAACTTGTGCCACTGTTGGTATTAAGTGTTAAATCACCTGTGCCGTTTGTGGTAATAGTTGCGGCAGCGTTAGTGTCACCGACTCTCACAGTATCGGCATTAAGTAGAATATCGCCGGTGCCATCGGGTTGAATGGTAATATTGCCATTGGCTGTGCTGGGAATTATAATACTACCAGCACTTGGGGTTGTACCGTCAGCAGCCAAATGTCCACGTAAAAATAATGATGCCCCAGCAGTGGCTGAGCCAATACTTGATCCTATAAAACGATGTCCTTCTGTGCCATTGCTACCGCTTAATAATTCAATCTGACTAAAGGTAGTTGAACCATCACCTGTTTTGATGTTAACTTTAGATGTGCTGGCTGTAGTGCCAGGTGTTGTCAATGACAATGTAGACGCATCAGAAGTGGCTGTTTGAATTGTCACAGTATTTTCATTGATGTTTACTGTGTCAGTGGTTAAAACTATATCACCTGTACCATTAGGAGCAATAGTGATATTGCCATTAGTATTGGTAGATATGATGCTACTACCATTGATGTTGATGTTGTCAACTTGTAGTTCTGGTACAGAAGTTTTCTTGTTGGTATTCCATGAGTCATCTGCTGACGCATAGGTAATAGTTGCGGCTGTGGTAGGACCTTCTAATGTAATACCTCCACCATCAGCAGCGGCTGCGTTGGCAGCACCTTTGGCTATGGTAATGTTGATGTCATCTACATCCAGTGTGGTTGAGTTTACAGTTGTGGTTGTGCCATCAATTTGTAAATCACCTGAAATAACAACCTTGCCTGTGCCATTAGGCGCCAGTGTAATGTTACCATTACTGGTAGACACAATGCTATTGCCGTTGACATCAAGATTGCCGCCAAGTTGTGGTGTTGTATCTTCTACAACATTGTCAATGCCTCCGCCAGCACCTTCACTGATGCTGACATAGGTGCCATTTGACTTTTTAAAGTGTAGGGTACCATCGGTTATGTTTAAACCAATTTGTCCCTCTACAGTATCACCTGATTGCCAAGTGTAGCCTGTAGTTGTTGTTCGTTTATGTCTGATTGCCATAGAGATATCCTCATTAAATGTATTAGGCAGGGGGCATTTCACCCCCTTTGTTTTTTACTTATTAGAATGTACCGTCGTCAATGTGTTGACTGAACTCTAATGCTGAGGCACCTGAGTTAACTTTGACATAGTAACCACCAGCACCGCTGTAACTTGCTGGAACATCACTTAAACCAGTGAATTGTGTAACACCAGCAGTTTGAGCAGTCCAACTTAAATTGCCACTACCGTCTGTCTTAAGCACATAGTTGGCAGAGCCATCTGCTGTGGGCCAACTTAAACCATCAAGAACAATCTTACCAGTGCCATTTGGTGTAATAGAAATGTTAGCATTAGCACCATCAGCGATTGTGATTGTACCTGAATCTGTGTTAAAGTTAGTGCTTAACACCAAATCCTGTGTGCCCACAGTGGTAACATTTTGTGCGTTTGAATTGGTACCATCACCTAATCCAACAAAATCAGCAGCCACTGTGAGGAATCTTGTGCTATTGGTAAAGTTATTGCCGCTGCCTTCAAAGGCAATTGAGTGCCCACCGTCTGTGGCATATTCACCACCTACACGAGCAAAGAATGCCTGTGTAGCAGTTGAATCGCGCATACTGAATGCCAAAGCAGCCATGTGTCCGTCCATGTTGCTTAATGTATCAGCAGTATAGTTACGCTGTACGCTTAATGCGTTAGAACTTGTGCCAGAACTGGCTGTTCTACGAGCCACAGTCATTGATGTACCGTCTTTGTTAAGAACAATAACACCTGAACCATTTGGAGCAATTACAATGTTGCCGTTGCTGGCAGAAGTAATGTCTTTGCCATTAACATCTAAATTACCACCAAGTTGTGGAGTAGTATCATCAACAACATCCATCAAACCTTGAGTGATTGTAGAAGCAATTACACCATCAGTGATAGTGATACCTGTACCTGCTGAGAAAGCAGCACGATAGTCACTGGTACCTGGACCAGTGTAGGTGATAACACCAGTAGTGTTATTGTAACTTAATGAACCATCACCACCTGAGTCAGTAACTGAAATGGCACTACGAGCATTTGAATCAGCATACTGTGTGATTGTTGTAGCAACTACGCCATTGGTAATTGTAATGCCTGTGCCAGCACTAAAGGCAGCACGGTAATCTGTAGCACCTGGACCTGTGTAGGTAAACACACCAGTGCTGGAGTTGTAACTGAATGAACCATCGCCACCAGCATCTGTAGCACTTACAGCGGCTCTTGCCGCAGAGTCAGTGTACTGTGTGATTGTAGAAGCAACAACACCATCAGTGATTGAAATGCCTGTGCCTGCTGAAAAATGTGCGCGAACTTCACTGGCACTTGGACCTGTATAGGTTAGTACACCAGTTGAGTTGTTGTAACTTAATGATCCATCACCACCACTATCTGTTACAGAGATTGCGGCACGAGCACGAGCATCTGTGTAGTAAAGATTGGTTGAACCTTCTGTGACAGCATCTGTGCTGCCAGGACTTGCGGAGATTTCAACATAGGTTGAACCACTCCAACGATATGTTTTGTTAGTATCTTGAGCCACATAGATGATGCCTGATGCGCCTGTGGCTGGGAAACCAGCAAGGTTAGCATATTCTAATACGTCATCAACATAACTTGGTAACTGTGTTGAAGGAACTTTGCCAGCGCCATCTAATGAGGCATAACCGTTGGCTTGTCCTTTGTTAGCAGTTGATTCTGCGTTGGTAACATCGCCTACGGCAAGAGTAACCGCACCAGTCTTACCAGCCACGGAGGTAACTGTGTTAACCTGTGCTCCTGCTTCAATACCATTGAGTTTGTCAATGTATTTCTTACCAGCGATTGCGCGAACTGTTCCGCCAATCTCACCATAGTATAGTGTACCACCATTGGTTGCGCCCTCTACATAGGCTAACTGTCCTGATTCTAACAGGGCTGGTGCTGTATCTCCTGAACTTCTCTTAATTCTAATAGCCATGTGGGCCTCCTTTTAAAAAAATCCGTCATCATTGATTGGATCCCATCCACCGTTGCGGGCTGTGTAGAACGCACCAGTTACGGGTCTATACCAATGTTGACCTGTTGATTGAACATTGGGCTGACTGTCATTGACGATTGTTGGATCTTGCTTGTCAGCCCATCCAAGGGAGCCAGACCCGTCTGTTTTTAATACTTGCCCAGCAGAGCCATCTGTGTTGGGATAGGCAATATTACCTAATTTAACCTTGCCAGTACCATTGGGTTCTATTTTTATGTCGCCATTGGTAACATTGGTTTTAATTTTGTAACCGTTGGTGTTTAATTCACCACCCAGTGTTGGTGCTGGATCGTCTTGTACAGCATCCATGTAGACGCCAAAGCCCAATGAAGCACCATTGACCCATTGTAGTGTACCTGTGCCATTGGTTTGTAGAACATATCCGCTGACACCATCTGCGTTGGGCCAAGCAAGTCCGTCAAGTATGATTTTGCCTGTGCCATTAGGAGTAATAGCAATATTGGCATTGGCACCTTTGTTGATTACAATGCTGCCTGAGTTGGTACCACTGTTGGTGTTTAATGTAAGATTACCATCACCGTAACTGGTAACAGTACCACCATTGCCAAATGTACCAACTTTGGTTGTTTGTGCTTCTAATCTCACAGAACCTGTGCCATCTGGATTGACAGCAATGTCAGCATTGGCTCCTGGATAGATGTAGTAGGCACCTTGATTAGCACCGCCACCTGAAGGACTTACACGAATACCAGCACCTGTGGAACTGGTTATTTCACCATAGAATCCGCCAGTGTCACCAATAACAACCTGTTGTCCTAAAACTTGTAAATTACCAGTGCCGTTAGGTTCAATGACAACATTGCCATTGACTGTGCTGGTTGTTATTTTACGATTCTGTACATCAAGATCGCCACCAAGTTGTGGTGTTGTATCTTGAACAACGTCTGTGATTATTGTGGCCCAAGTAGTATTGTAGTTGGTGCCATCAACTTTGACTAAAGCCTGTCCTGCTGTGCCGCCTGCGGCTACACCTGGACCAGTGGCACCAGTAGCGCCTGTGGCACCTGTAGCGCCAGTGGCACCTGTGGCACCTTGTGGTCCTGCGGGTCCTGCGGGTCCTGTATCACCCGTAGCACCTTTGGCTTGTCCAGCATTGATAGTGGTGCCGTCGCTTTTTGTCAGTATAAGATTACCACTACCGTCAATCACAGCATTGGTAACATCAACGCCATCTAACTGAATAGCATCATAACTGATAGTGATTGGATAGTTTGTGGTGCTTACTGTGACCTCATTGGCGGCTGGAGGCGTTACGGTTATACCGTTGAGCACTTCTTCTATTGTTATGGTGTAGGACATATTAGGCTCCTACTGTCAATGCGGTATATCCCACGGCTAAAGTTGGATCGCCTATAGTAACATCTGGTTCCCAGCAGTTAACCAAAGCCCAACGATGGCTGTTGATCTGTACTGGTGTAGATGTGTCTGTCCAAGTTAAGGAAAATACTGTTATAGGTACATTTTTACGAGCATCTGGAATAATTGGTCCAGTGTACATGCCTGCGGGGAAATGAACTTTAACCGTACCATTGGCAGCAACCACAATGCTGGGTGCTGTGGCACCTCCTACTTCAACTTTGGCAAATGAACCTACCACAGTTGAGTTGGCAAAGTTGGGTTTGTTGGTATTACGGTTAAAGGCAATTTCGTCTATGACCAGCGTTTGATAGTCTGCTGCGAAAGTCCAACCTGTTAGGTTTATTGGATCTCCAGCATCATCTTTAAATGTGTAGACGAGTGTTTTTTGATTTGAAGGGAATATGTTCTCTACTTGAACACTATCTGGCCCTCCAATGTATTGTTGGAAGTTAAGTACGCCTGGCATGTCTGCTCCTAAAGGATAAAATCATTGTGCTATGGCCCAATGAAGTTGCTTAATGTTATTTAATGGTTTTGACCTAAATTAGGTTCATAATCACCATTTTCCTTCAGGACAAGAAGAACTTTGTATTCTTGTCTTGAAAGCCATAAAACAACCACAAAGAACACATCTCTGAAAAGTGGGTAAGAAGTTCTTACATTGCTTACAAATAGCAATTCTCTGTTCAGGTGTTGTGTTCATTAGGCTAAACTTACGGATAGGTTACCAGATGTTACTTGGAAGGTATCGCCTGTTTCAATAGTTTTTGGTGTAGTTACCGCACCCCAAAATAGAACGTTACCTGTGGTTGCCGCATCCATGATAGCAATGTGTGTAACAGTACCCCAATTGGCTGTGGCAATATCAAAAGTAACAGTCTGAGTGTTTGTGGTAACACCGCCAGATGCCGCACCAAATGCGCCACTGGTACCGTTGACGTTGATATTTTTACGAGCATAACTACCACCTGAAATTTCATCAGTTAGTGTTCCTGCTTCTAAATTAGTTGCCGCATTGCCTGATGTGTTTTTAAACAATGCTAACCAAAGTCCTGTTGGTTGTGTGTACGAACTATTTCTTAACACATGATCCAGAACTTTATTTTCTAAATAATTACTTGCTGCTGACATTATAGTCTCCTTAAATTATGCTTGAAATCTATTTATAGCGGGCATTTTTACCTGTTAGAAATAGCCGTATACAGTAGTCGTAGCGGATCCTGTAATCAATCCTTTTGGTGCTACTGTGTTAAAGGCGGTGATAATTTGTATTGGTGATCCGCCTAAAGAACTTGATGATGCCACAGTGGTTGTAGTTGCCACAGTGATAGTACTGGGGTTGCCTTTGGTAACAGTCAATGTTAATGGAACTGTAACAGTGGCTTCTCCTGCCAGTGGTTTTGGTAACATGGCATATTGCCTTACACTCACTGATTTCATTTGATTATCAGTGCCATCAAAAACTCCACACCACACCATTGGTACACTGACATATTCGCAGGTAGTGTCTGCTGGTGGAGGTGGTGGAGGTGTATCATTGTCAAGGACAGTAAAGTTTAACGAGTTGTTTAACTGATTACATGGATCGCTGGCAGATGGATCAAACGTTAAACTGATAGAAGCATTGCCTTGGTAGATAGCATCATCTACAGTGGTAATAGTCAATGTTGCCTGATTGCTGTTTACTGTGACATTACCAGTTAATGGTGTTGTAATTCTTCCACCAGCATTGCTGCTTAACTGATAAGGTATTGAAGTACCATCGCTAATGCCTGTAGTAGTCAAGGTGGCAGTTAAACTTCCACCTTCTGTGACGCTGGTAGCACTGATAGTACAGTTATAGGTATAGGTTAGTTTGTCTAATAATGTCACAGACTTGCTGGCATTACCAATGGTAAACACCAATGTTTCACTTTCACTGGAAGCATCTTGTATAATTGGAATCTGTATTAAACCAACTTTGGTTTTACCAGTAAGTGGAAATGGAGTAATGTCTGCGGCTTGTACACCTGTAATGGTGTAGGAAAATTCATAGGCAGATGTATCCAATAGACAATCACAGTCTGTGCTTACAACTAAAGTTAATGTATTACCTTCACAGATTGACGAAGGTCCAGCAATGCTAACATCTGGTTCTTTTATTTTGCTTAATACAGCATCACGTTTAGCGTCTGTTGCTGTAATGCTTTGTGTGATTTTTCCTGTAAGAGGATTTCTTGACAGAGCATAGTTTAGCAGTCCTGTGGCAGCAGTAGTTAACAACAGTCTTTCTAAATCAACACCCGCTGCTTGATCGTCTATGTTCTGTAGTGTATCGTTGGTAATTTTAGGAAGAATACCTGTTTTCTTTGTTCTTTCACTACGAATCAATCCAGACGAGTTATAGACATTGGCATCATATTCTAATGCTGTAATCTGTAGTTCTATGTTGCCGTCATCACTGTCAATTTCACTTAATTTTATAACTCTAAAAACTTTTGAACTAAAACCATAGGCTGAGGCTGTGACATCAATGAGATCACCCGCTCTAACACCCAACGCACTATAATCAGTTCTAAAATCTATAACTTTGTCAACTCTACTTTGTTTTAGTTCAACAGCAGCAATATATTGTGCCTGAACTGGATCATTAACAATGTTAAGTTGTATGTTCAGCGTGTTGTCTTCTTCATTTTCGAATCTATCTGCTTCAGGAATTGCCAAATCAATATAGTCAATCTGATCTCTTAAATCTTTGTGTGGAAACTCCACAGTGACTTTGTTGTAACTTTCATTGATGCCTGAACCGCTGACATTTATACCGCCTATGATATTAGAATCATTAAAACTTTTAACACTGGCTCCTGCTCTATTAATGATAACACTCCAAAGTCCTGTGCTAACATCGTAGGTAACCCAACAGCCTGATGCTGTGGCTAAAGTGTTTAGGTTGTTTAATACCGTTTGACTGGTATCAACAACCCCATTAATTTCAAAAGCATTTATTGATGGCATGCTGTTTCCTTAAATCTTATAAATCCAGGTTGTACCATAGTCTGAATCAAAGGTGCTATTTGTTCCTAATAGTACATCACTGTTGCTAAATGCTATATAAGCCCAGTCAGAATTGCTTCCTGAAGGTTTATCTAAATGAGACCAAACAACATTTCCAGTTCCTATAGTATAGACAGTATTGTATCTCATCAAATAGATATCGGTCATGTATATGTCATTCTGTCCTGGGATGCTACCAGGATAGTCATTAGGAGGAATAGTGTCAATGGTTCTTACATATGTTCCAGTGCTAATATCATACAAATTCACAGTATTGTATGTTAAATCATCAATGATTCCAATTAGAGTTGAATTAACATTGATTTTTCCTGGGTTAGGATTTACAGAAAGTTTGTACAAATAAGCACCTGTAGAAGCATTGTAAACATAAGTTCCAACATTACCAACTACAACTAATTTGCCACCGCCAACAAATACAGCACTACCAAATCTTGTAGTTCCAACTGTTGCGTATTCAGGAGGTCTTAATGTATATGCGAAACTACCATTTACGGCAAACACATGAACAGAACCAGCATCAGTATAACCATTATAATCTTCTAACTGATTACCAACAAACACCTGACTACCATCAAATGCCATTACTGTACCAAATGAAGTAGTTCCTACATTTGAAGGATTGCTACAGGTTCCTACCAATGCTCCTGTAGATGCGTTGAATACATAGACCTTACCTACATTTAAAATAGTAGGAGACACATCTTCTGCTGGAGCACCAACAACCAAATAGGTATCATTGGCTCTTATACATCTACCAAATATATCTAAACTTGCTCCATATGGATTAGGATTGTTTATAGTTCTTGTCAATGCTCTTGTAGATTTATTGTAAACATAGACAGCATTGTCTGTTTCATTGGCAATAAAATAACTGGTATTATTCATAGCCAATGGGTCTGACCCATTGGCTTGTCTTGTTATGCTTAACAGTCTTGGAGCAAGTGTCAATGTAGCACTTGAACTTAAAGGAACAGCACTGGTTCGTAGTCGTGGCGTTCCAGGATGTGTCAAAGCAGCAGCCGCTGCGAACGCTGCCTGAGTATCTGTTTTCTTAACTGGGTTAGAAGTGAAAGAAGCCACAGAATTTAAACTTGGGCTTGGACCAAACACCGCATTGGAAATTGTTTCTACATTGGCATAGACATTAAATCTAATAGCAATATCACCTTGTGCTGTTACTATAGCATAAGACTGTAGGCTTGCCTGTAGAGACTTGATATGTGTACCATTAACATTAATGGTAGACTGTGCTTGTATATCAGCACTATTGGTTGTAATACCTGTAAGAGTAGCACTGAGAGAACTTACGGCACTAACATTGGCAATGACACCTACCAATACAACTACATACCATTCTTTGGTTTTACTTGGATCATAATGAATAGATGGATAGTAGATAAAGTCATTGTCCCAGGTAGGTCCAATAACAATAGATGGATTCTTTACCAAATCCCATTGTGCTTTTGAACTTATACCACTCATTCTATACACACCAACAGAAGGATTACTCACAGCACATCCTGGAGGAGTCACGGGCCAAGATACTGAAGCACCTGGTACAAAACTAACATCTATCTCATAGTAGACATTCATTAGTTCAGGTTTGATAATTTCTGTGATTTCAATACCTGCGGGCACAAGGTGTGCCTGTCCTACCGCTGTGGTAGTAAATTGATCGATAGGAATTATTCTATCAAAGATAACAGCGGCATTTCTATCGTCGGTATAGGATAGAGGAGTTTGACTGTAGCCATTTAATTCGCTTAAACTATTCATGATACAAAAATCTCCTCTGGCGGAATACCTGCGCCATAGCGTGTGTTAGTCATGTAATCATAGATTACATCACCTGGCTGTTTCATTGTGTTTCTTAAATGAAATGTAAACTCACCTAAATCTGTTATGTCATTGGTTTTATTATATTCAACACTGACGATGGCAAATACTAAATCATTCATTAGGTGATTGCTGGTCCATTCAGGGAACAGTACATTGGCTGTAGAAGTATTTCCGTTAGTATAACCAGTAAATTTAACTGGATAGTTGCTGCCGCCACTGAAAGGATAAACTTTAATCAATCCGTCGGGTTTGGTAGTAGCGTTGCCATCTTCGTCACTGAAGTTTGCCACTGTGTATCCATCTAATTGAAATCCTACCTGTAGTTGATTTCTGTAAACGCCTTCAAAACTAATAACACTTTGAGTGGATGTGCTAAAAATTGTACCAGTCTTTTCACTTAATACCAAACAATACCACATGGTTTTGTTGTCTTCACTTAATCTGGCATCTACAATTTTACCACCAATGTAAGCATCTCCATAGACTATGGGAATGGTAGTGTCGGTGCTGGGATTGATTTGTAATCTATTGCCTTTGTCAACTTCTTGATTGTTGCCCTTGTTGACACTTTTGGTAACTTGATTAAGAACAAATCCCGTGAGTGCTGTTCTTGCCAAGGTGCTGCCTAAACTATTGCCACCTAAAAACTTAAGAGCACTTGATCCAAAATCTACAATATCATCTATAAAACTCATTTAGGTACTCCAAAGTCAAATGTGGCATTTTCTAATGTAGGCACTCTGTCCATAGACAAGTCAGTTGAATAAAATCTTTTTTGACTTGCTGGATTGGTTTTTCTACCTGATATCTTATTTTCTAATAAGTCAACTGAACTGTTACAGATCAGTGTAATGGTGTTGCTGGCTGTTCTTGAATCTATGTCAAACTCTTCTTGTAGGCTGTAGTTGTTGACAAAGCCTCTATATCTAACCGCTGGATTGCCTGCTATAGATAAAATTGCCTGTGTAATAGGATCAAAGATTGCTCTATAGATAGTGACACTACAGCCTTTTATTCTGCTATTGACAATTTCATAGATGCTGTTGTTAGGAATGCCTGCCAATGTGATAGAAAGTTCACCTGAACTTGTTCTTAACTCACTGGCTGTTTCTGTAATGCTCATTAATGACCCTACACCTGAATAAACTTCACCGTTGAGTGTGTAGGGATTTTTGAGGTCGCTGAATCTCAGTGTCACGGCTACAGGTGTGTCACCTGGACTAACCTTGTATTGTTCTATGACAATCTTGACAAACAGATTGCTTTGTATTGAAGTGTATGCGCTTAAATCCATTAGACAACCTCTACAAAAACAAAAGGTCCACTCCAACTTACTTGATTACGGGCAAATATAGTCCACTCTGGAAATTCCAAACATTTTACTGTGTAGGTTTCATCCAATGCTGGGGCTACATTGCCATAGTACCAAGGAAATTTAGCGTAGGGTATTGTGATGGTAGTTGAATTGATTCTATCTAATGATTCTGCCAACTCAATGTCGCTTTTAATCATGGTCCAAGGAATACCATCAGGAAGTTTTACTTGAAACTTTTTAGGCGGAACACCTCTGCTCACTGATCTCATAGTTCCGTCTCGGGCTTGAGTAATTGCTACAGTTTTCTTTCTGTCAATGCTTAATGTTTCAGCATTGTTTATAATCCATTGAAAACTCATTGTTATCTCCTTGATGGTGTCATTTTAGCACCCTGTTGTGCCACAGCGTGAATAAATCCAGGATCTCTGGCTATCATTGACTTAAACGAAGCGGCATCAACAGCATTGATATTGTAAGTAACCATCTGTGTTCCAGCCATAGGTGTCACAGTTGCTGGACCTGAAACTAATTCAGGACCTCTTTCGCCTACAACACCAAACTGTCCTGCTGGAATCATACCACCATTGGCAAAGAATCCAGCAAAGAGATCTCCTAAATTAAATCCGCCTCCCCCGCCTCCACTACCAAAGGTAAAGAGTTTTCCAATCAACTGTCTTACTTGACTACGCAATAGTTCTTCAGCAAGGCTGGCAACAAAAGATTTCCATTCAAGTTTACCAGTCTTGGCAAAGTTAACAAAAGCATCTTCCATGCTCTGTGTGGCTCTTTGGAAGATTCTCTGTGCTGCCTGAGCGGCATTTGTGGCATTGTCAACATATTCTTGAAGTGATTCTTTCCATCCATAACTCCAGGATCTTGATAGGTCTCTTGTGGCTAATAGTTTTTGTCCTAATTCTTCACTACCTTGTATAGCCACAGCATAATATTGCTCTTCCAGTCTCTTTCTTTCTTCAGCGTTTAACTTTTGATTTCTGCCTATTTCTAAAGCATCAACTTCTGCTTTGGCTTTGGCTCTGGCAGCAGCCTCTAAATCATAGAGTATTCTCTGCTGTGGTGATAAGAATAACTTGTTGTAGTCATCTGTGGCTTTGTTTAGTTCTTCTTGTAGACGCTGTTGATTAGTCAAACCAAACTGATTGAAACGACGCTGTTCTTCACTGGCAACAAGTGCGTCAATGGCTGACTTTTGTTCAGTGATTTTCTGTGTCATTGCCGCATAGATTTGATCTATACGCTGTTGACTTAACTTTTGTCCACGTGGTAGTTCTGCTTCTTCTGCTTTGATAGCAGCCTGAGCATTTTCTCTAATCTTGCTGGTGATTTCTTCATACCTGGCTTGTATGTCAGGTAGAATATTTTTTCTTGTTTGATCTCTAATGCCTTGAATAGATTTTTCAGCATCTTCTTGTGCTGTAATAGCATAGAGTTTTAACTTGTCTGCTTGTAGATCTATTTCTCTGGCTTTGAGTTTTTCTTCAACTCTGGCTTTGTCTAATGACAATGACTGTTCTAATCTCTTGATAGTAGCATCATAGGCTGCTATAACTTCAGGTGATGTTTCTGATAGATTTAGTTTGTCACGCTCTTCTTTTAGTTTTGTAATGGCTTCACGATTTTTTTCTTCAATGTCTGCCTGTGCTCGTCTAATGTCGTTGGCTAATTTGCCCTGTCCTATGGACTGTCTTTCAATGTCTATTGCCGCCAGTTGTTTATTGATGTTTCTGTCGTATTCAGTGCCTATCTGTTTAATAGTATTAACTTGGTTTCTCAGTGCTGTGGTATCAACAGGTACTCTTGCGTCTCCTGGACGATTGGCCTGAGGTGCTGCTGCTGGTGGTTTGGCAGCGTCTCTTCTTGCCTTGGCTGCTCTTTCAAATTCTTCTCTGCTCTTTTTAGCGTTCTCCACCATCTTCAATAAAGGTGTTCCAAGTCCAATAGGATCTTTGATACCAAATATTTTACCAATTAAGTCTGTGGGAAGATTCAGCAGTTGTCCAGCAAAAGCACCTAACGCTTCAATGCCACGAGCGCAGGCATTGGCAACTCTATCACCAAAGTCATCAAACAGCAATGAACTTGCTGATATTGCTGTGCTTATGGCAGCAATAAGAGTAACAACGCCTCTTAAGGCAGTCATGTGTGGACCTGCTGCTCTAAATATACCTGAGCCTGCGGCAACACCTGCTAACTTGGCAACGGCTTCAATGCCTCTGCCCATAGTTCCAAGAATCCTTACTAAACCTGCGGCTGCGCCCACAGCAAATGTTGTGGCTAACACTATGCCTAATACTTTGACTAAATCTGTGATGCTGGTAATAGCACCTTCACTTTCTCTGAGACTCTTGGCTAATTCGTTGATTTTTACAATGGCTGGTTCAAAGGCTTCAAGGAAGATTAGTTTTAGTTCTTTAATGGCTTTGTCAAAGTTGCCCTGTAGTTCTGCGGCTCTGCGAATTGATTCAGCATACTTGTCACCGCTGCCAGCAGCAGCAACTAAACTTTCAGCAAGTTGTCTTGGGTCAGCACCTCTACCTGCTTTGCCAAACATGTCCTGTGCGGCAGCGGCTCTTGCTGAACTACTTTCTAATGCTGCCATTCCCTTGGCAGTTTTGTCTAACAGTTCGTTGGTGTTGGGATTGCCTAAATCTTCTAATGAGATGCCAAGGTTTCTAAACTGTGCCTGTGCCTTTAAACTACCTGCTCGTGCTTCTTCTAATTTATTGTTAAAGGTAGTTAATGCCATGTCTACAGCATCGCCTCTACCTCCTGCTTCTTCTAAAGCATCACCAAACTCTTTAATTTTAGCAATAGAAATATCTGTGGCAGCAGACAAATCAGCAATCTGATCTGCTAACTGTAGACTTAATCTACTAAAGGCAGCAAATCCAACTCCCAACAGAGCAGTTCGCAGTCTACCAAATCTATCAGTGACTGTGTCAAGTTTGTTTTGTAGTTTGTCTAAATTGTTAAGTCCATTTACGACTATGTCAACTTCCGCTCTTGTTGTGGCTACCATGATTATTTCCTAAAGTTCTTTTCTACATATGACTTAAACCATTTTTCAAAAGGTTTAATCATACCTTCTGGAGCCTGCTTGCTATGCCCCTCGTCTAATCTCATTGAATAAGCATAGTCGCCCACTACCTTTTGTCCTTCTAACTTGGTGTTCCTGCGAGCATTGCCTGATTTAACGGGTGTCAGACTTTTAAATTTCATCAGTGATTCTTGGGGAAGTGTTTTTGCTTCCTCTTTTAAATCTTTAACGAGTCCTGTTAAAGGTTTGTTGTCAAACTTTACAGTCATTATTCGCTCCTTACTCGTTTAATCATTGCTAACATTTCTTGTTCTGTGGGCATCTTTGAAGCAGGCACTTTACCTTCTGCTTTGTCTGCTTGATATCTGGCCCATTTGGTACTAATATCAAGCACATAGAAATCAAAAGTAGTGCCTCTCTCTAATGCCTCACTGGGTAAGCAATGATAGCGATGAGCAAGATTATCCAAACTGAGTATCATCATAGTTTCTACGTTGTCCCAGTCTGGATCTTCCCCTATCACTTTCCCAATGTTTCAACAATCTTACTGATAACTTTGATAAGAACGTTGGTAGGCAACATGACTTCACTGGTGATAATCTGTTTGCCTTTTTCGTCAAGAATCAATGTTCTTACAATGTCAATCATTTGTGCGCCGTCATTTTCACGGCTGTTTGCCAACTTCATAAACACTTCAAGTGGTTGGCGATCCCAGGTGTGGAATTCCAAGGGTTCACCAAACTCTTTGATGACTTCTTCGTCATCAAGTTTCATTTCTATAAGTTGGGGTTTTGCTGCCAGTTGTGTAAGTTTCATATCTATTAATCTCCTTGTCTTTTAATCAATGTATTAGCAACCGCTAACACGAAACTTAATCTGCTTTGTATTTTGGCAATGTCATCCTTGGCACAGCGTAGTTCATTGCTGGCTTTGGCTAACTCTGCTAACAGACTTTCTAATAACTCTTTATCGGTCTTTGAATCTATAATATTCATCTTTGGATCCTATACTGTATTTACATCATGAGAAAAAAATAGGGGCTAAAATGCCCCTATTCTTTGATCTAAAACAGATTACTCTGTAGCAGAAACTGTGTACTCGCCAGTCACAGTAATTGTGATTGGAGATACCCATACTGGAGCAGCAGCACTTACTGTTGGTGCTAAACCAGTGATGTAGCCAGTGCCCTTGATGAACTTGTCTGAAGCACCGCCTTCCTGAAACTTTAGAACGAAAGTAACTAAAGTCTTGTTACGGCTTAAGCCTAATAGGCCTTGAGCAGCAACAGTATCAGTTTGTACAGATGCCAGAGTAGTTCCAAAGAAACTGTCTGGGTCAACAACAAGGTTCATAGAGATGCTGTTAGTAGAAGTAGTAGCGATCTGTTTCTTCGCTGTACTGTCTAACTGGTCCCAAGTGAACACGTCGTTGGCAGCGTTGATTGTAATGTCCTGTAGAGCAGGCACAGTTAATGGTGTAGCACCAAGGGTAACGTCTGATTCGCTTGAAGCAACGTCTAACTTCAAAACGATCTGACTTGTGGTTCCAGGTGCTGGATTGATATAAGCCATGATATTTTCTTCCTTTTAAGATATGTTGGTAAATCTAAATTCAAATTCTGTTATCATTTTATCTTCTTCATAACGAGTAGTAACATCCACTTCTCTACGGTTTACACCAGTAATGTCTGTGGTTGTTCTGGCACCCTTTATGCTGTTAACCAATGATGAGTAATTTGAAGGCAATTGTTTAGCGTCTGTGCTAAAGTAGGCACGAACTGAAGTTGTTTCAGCAACGATGACAAGTCCATCTAATGTTGATATCAAGTTGTCATGAGTAGTCTGTGCGTTGTCCACATAGACTGTCTTCATGTTCTTGATGTACAGTGGGTTGCCACTGGCATCAAAAGGACGCTCATCGCTGAGTTTAAATGTGCCCAGCGATAGAGCCTTGATATAATCATAGATAGCAGTTCTCATCTCACCCTCTTAAGATTGTAAACACCTGGCTGTTTTTCAGAACTGGCTATTACACCACTTCCGTCAAAATCATACCAATCACCTGCTGAGACTAATTCTTCAAAAAGCAATTCTGCTCTTTGTTTGTAATAGCCCATCTTCTTGCGTTCTGCTGAGTCTTCATTGCTAAAGTCAGCGACATTGGGCAGAATGTAGTCTGCCAATGCCATTGAAACACAGAGTTCAGTAAAATCATTGAGTCTATCTTTGATCTTACTGGCATTTAGTGCGGGTATGTCAGCCACTGTGCTTATGGTGGATCCGTTAGTCATTTTTAGGTAATAACTTTGCCACCATGCTGTAGAACGCAACCTTGTGAGTATGCGTTCTGTTGCTCTTGTCAAGTGTGCTTCCACGATGTCGTCAGTAAGGCCTTCATTAGCATCAAAAAGTCTTTGATCCGCATCAAGGACATCTTGATATTCGGCGAAACTTGTTACAGTTGTACCTGATTTAATGAAAGCCATAATGTGCGTTCCTTTGATTACAGAGCAGCGTCACCAGTGATTTTAACACCGTGACTGTTCTGGAGAATAGCAGCACCAGCAACAGCCTTGAGTACCACGTCAGTGGCACGCTCTTTAGGAAGATACAATTCGTTCATTTCTACAGAACCGCGCATTGCGTGTCCAATAGCAGAACGGGCAAATACAGCACCAACAGCATCGTCACTACCGTCAACAGTGATTAAACCGCTTTCGTAGATTTGGATGCCAGCAACTGTGCCAAGGTAGAATCCAGAAAGAACTGAATCACCAACAGCACTTAAACTTGGGATTGTAGAAGCGCCAGCGTTGGCCAATTGCTTCTTAACATTGTATGCCTGCTTTGGATGTAGAACAGCAAAGAAAGGACCAGTTAACTTGCCAGCACGTAGAGTGGCAGCAGCCTTCAATAGTGTGTCAACAGTTACTTCAGCGCCAGCACCTGGACCAACTTCTGTAGAGAAACTGGAGAATAGATCAAACACTTGCTTGTCCATGCTTTCAGCAATGGCGCGACCTGACTGGTCACCAATTTGTGCGAACACGTCGCTGAAAGATGAATCACGTAGCATGTCAGTGATCTGATGGTAAACAACGTGCTCACCAAGAGTGATAGTCTGACTTGAAGTGTTTGTGTCCTTGGCAGTAGCGGCTGCTTCGTTGGTAATCAACTCAGCACTGATTCCGCTCCATACTGGAACTTGTAGGACTTTACCAGCATTGACTGGTGCGTCAAATACGGTTACCATCTGACGTGCTACGCTATTTTCATAGGCAGCAAACTGAGCAGCGGTAACCAGGTTAGCAAATAATTCGCTGTTAATAGAACTTGTATTAGCCATGATTAAAAATCTCCTTGATTATGTGGCATTAAAAATTTTATCTGCCTTTGCGGGCAGCGGCATAGATCTTTCTATGCTCTGGATTTCGCATGTCCAACTTTGAGAGATCAATCTTTTCATTGTCAGCCGTGTAACTACTTTTGGTGTTGGTAGTAGCAGGTGCTGGTTGAACAAAATGCGGATTCGAATCCAAGAACTCTCGCACTAAATGTTCAACTGACAGTGGTTCGCCTCGATCGTTATAACGAACAGCGCCCTTGCTGTCTACCACTTCTACTTCACCATCTGCGTTCAGTCTAACATTATTACTGAGTAGGGCTTTGACTTGTTCTGGAGCCACGGCACGCATATTAGCGGCTGCGCTTAACAGAGGAGTGTTAACCTTATACTCTTTAATAACTGAATCTCTACGCTGGATTTCTGCGTCTTTTTTAGCAGCCAATTCTTGAAGTGTTTTTTCAAACTCTCCACGCTTGATTTGTTGCTCAGTCTGACGCTTTTCTGCTTCAGCCTTGAGCGACTTAAGAGTGTCAATGTCACCAAGTTCAGAGTAAACATTTAACTGTTTCTCATACTTTTTGGCAATGCTGGATTTCAAGCCTGCCATGTGTCGATCAAACTCTTCTTGCGTATAAGTTTTGGTTGCGTTTGCCAGATTTTCAAGATTGTCACCTGTGGTATCTGTTACCATGTTTGTTGCCAATGTATTGTCAGACATCGTCGCTGTGCCTCCTTATGAGTGTAATGTATTATTTATTGATTATCGGTAATATCAATACTTTTTAGGCGGTTTCTTGCCACCTTTCTTCTTTCCGTAAGCCATCATTTGCTCCTTGTGTTAGGTTTTTTCTTTGCTGCTGCCTGCGAGGCTTTGATTGCCTGCGCTTGACGAACAGCCTGCGCTCTGGTAGGATAAACTTTCCCAGAGGTTCCATATTGCCAACCTTTGCCGCCTCTTGGGCCTGTTGCTTTGTGTATGGGCATGTTATGCTCCTATAGGGTGTGTGTTAGGGAAAACGTTAAAAAGAGGAGTATTTAACATGACTGATGTCCTCCCTAACACACGAACTTTGCCGATCCGCTCCCGGCTTTAATCTTCTTCTCGTTCTTCCCACTTGGCACACCAGAACACAGCACGAACTGGCGCATCAAATTTAGTACAGTACATCTCGCCTGCTTTGTAGTATTCACAGTTGCCACAGTTTTGTCCTTCTGGCACCTCTGGATTTGTTGAGGGCTGATAGGCAGCGGGCAAGTTACTGTTAATCACTTCACCATCTGGATAGAGTCTACCTGGTTGTGGGTTAGGATCAATGAATGGTAGAACTTCTTCTTCCTCACCTAACCAATCAAGAATGTGTTCATCAATCTTGCGTAGTACAGCAGGATCTGTGGCTGCTGATTTAGCCTGTTGTAACTGTGCGATCTCAGAGCCAGTATCACGTATGTTGAATGAGCCTGGATATTCTACAGAACCCATCCATTGTTGACCCTGATATTCAAACCAGTATTGCCAAATTTGTTCTTCAGCCAACTCTAACTCATCTGCTGACTCGCTGAGACGTGCGTTGAGTAATTGAAACTCTGTTTCCATAGCAACGCCACTCATTGTACGGCTTTCTGTAGCACGAACAGCACCAGTGTTTGCCATCTTGTCTATTGAGTCTGTTGATTGACGCACAGCACTTAAGATGCCAGCAACGTCACTGCCACCAAAGTCAAGAACGTAGGGCTTTAATCCAGGATCTGAATTTTCTTCTACACGAATGATAGCACCTGATCCAGTGCCTACTTGTGTCTGTCCAGCAACCACAAGACTGGGGT